AGCAAACGCTTCTTGGCTCACCCCTAAGAGCCTTCCGTCTTTTTAAGAGACGGCGTCACCCGAAACTAGAATCCCAGACTGAAGATAATGAACGAACCGGTNGTTACAGCGTCCTGGTTCTCAACCGTCAGAGTCCCAGGATTGTTACCGTCCCATTCCACCTTCGGAAACACTTGGCTCGTCAACTGGTTGACGCTCGTCGTATCGTTTTTAAACCACAACGACCCGACATAGCGCCCGCCAACGGAGATCGTGCCAGGTGCGTCTCCGTAAGCCCCGGACCAATCGCCCATCGTGACACGCATGGGACCGGCGATCGATCCGGTGAAGCGAACCGTCGTCGCAAAGGCCATTACGCACCCCCGTGAATCACGAAATACGTTCCGCCTGTGACAGCGCCGCTTGACGGTGTAACAGTGTAAGTCGTGATGCCGCCGGAGGTCGACCGGGCCGACAAAACAACTGCCGGAGCCGATAACGCATCGAGCGCATTTTGTTGAGCATCGGCAAACTGCGCCGTAATCACGTATCCTCCGGAGAGCGACAACGTCGCCGTCGTCGATCCGTCCGTATTGTAATCGCCAAACTCCAAAACCATGTTCGGGCCCAAATAACACTTGCCCCGACTGGTCAAAGTTGTCGCCATAACACCCTCCCTTTAAGCGGTAACGCTGTTGAGGTTGAAATGCTTTCGACGATTGTTGGAGGTCAACTCGCCAGCCCAAAACACCTGTGCGCCCTCAAGATCCTGATTGATTGGTTTCACCCATTTAGAAAGAGTGAAAAGCCGGTCTTGATGTTGCACGAGTTCCAAAGCCTTCGAATTGAGTCCGTAAATATTTCCGGAAGCCATGTTCGGGTCCCAGGTCCAAACGGCTTGCTTGTAAGCAAGATTCTGGAATCCGAGATCGCCCATCGCTACATCCGTATAGCGAACGGTTGGAGTGAGCGTCGCTTCATAGGCTTCGTAAGCGGTTTGATCCGAGATCAAAATATCCGGTCCGCCTGCGGGCATACGAATCGCCGTGTTGTCCCATGCGGTACGCAGGTCCGATAAACCACGAGCGGCGAAAGAGCCGGAGGTCGTGATTGTCGACTGCCACCAAACATTTGTTCCTCCATTGATGTCCCCGTAGGTCCCGGTGTTATTGATGGCCGCACCCAAGGGAGTGATATTGCTTCCCACCTGAGTCGATCCGGTCAAAAGCTTGATATCGATGGTTTCTTTGAGAGAAGCCAAAGCGTTATCAATTTGCGCTTTCGCGTAATCAATCACCTGCGAGCGCCCTGCATTCTGAAGTGCAATGCGTCCCGTCACGATGATTGAAGCCGCTGCTTGGCGCCACTGGAACTGCGCCGCCGTGAAGTTGTCCTGTATGGTCGTATCGATCACATCGTCCGACGCATAGAAACCCGCCGTCGAATTGCTACCGAAGACCACGCTTCGAACGATTGTCGCGCCGCCTTCTTCCGTCACCCGTTTTTTCAGCGCAAGCCAAGCAAACAGGGGTATGCCCTTGTGAATGTTGTCGCCCAGCGTTTTTCCATATGTCGACAGAGTCGTTGCGATCAGACTCGTGACATTGGCTGGGCCCATCGTAAAGACTACGTCGGCTACTGCCATTTTTATCTCCTTTTACCCCTTCCAGCCTGCGCTGGCTTTTTATTTCTTCGGTCTTATTTCGAACCTCAGATCTTTTTTACCTTCAAGTGCGGCTTCCATGGACTTCTTAATCATCTCGTCCTGGGAATCCACATAAATCACGGTTCCGGAGGAAGTCGTACTTCCGGGCCCGGCGGTCACTGAATCTTTCTTGCCTTGCACAAGCCCCATCGCCTCCGACTTCGCGCTTGAGCGAAGAGAGTCCGCCCAATTTCGCGCCATCACATATCCATCTTCAAGAGGTCTTCCGTTGCGCTCGGCCCACTCCAAGCAGTGCTCAAGCAAACTCGTGCCTTGGCCTTTTTGGTCAAGACCAATTTTGTCCAAGTCCTTGTAGTCCGGATGCGACTCCATCAAATCCCGCATCTCAAGCTGCGTCGCCAAATTCTTCTGGCGCACTTGCAATTCCTGGACAACGGGGGTCGCCATCGTTGCGAACATCCGCTGCTGGATGTTCTGCAATTTGGACGGATCGCCGTTGGAGGCGTCCATCACCGCTTGCGACCATTCTTCGGGTGTCGCAAAGTCTTGAGGCTTGCTTTGCGCGACGGCCTGCTGGGTTGCCGCAGGCTGGCCCGTCATCATCTGGCTTTGGGTTTGTTTCCAGAAATTCTGGAAGGGCGCCCAATTGGTTAATTTATCCAGCGCTTCCGCTTTTTCTTTAAGCGGCGAATATTTCTCTTCAACCGATTTCGAGGTTTTCTCGATCTCGGCTTTAGCGGTCGTGCGCCACTTCTCGATGACCGGATCAAGCGCGGCCCGCTGCTCCGGCGAAAGACTGGCGACACTCGCCTCGTCTAAGGCAAACGGATCAGCGGGCGCAACTGGCGCCGGAGCTTGTGCAACCTCAGGTGCCGGACTAACCGGTTCTGCAACGTCTGCTTCCATGACCTACCCCCTTAACTAACTCGGTGACGGCTGCAATTGCGGACGGACCAATTGCGCCACTTGCTGCGCCATCCCATCTTCTTCCGTCGGATCTTTTTCGCTATTGAGCGGCGCCAACGACATCACATGGAAATGCCCGTCAGACTCCAAGTTTCCTCGGACCTCACAAGCAAGTTCCATGCCGGGCTTGGCGCCCTGAAACGCTTTTTGCTCATCATCCGACAACTTGATGATGCGGCTCGTCGAATTCGGCTCGTCAGGATCACCGATTTCAGGCTTTGCATCGCCGCTTTCTCCGTAATTCTGACTACGCAACTTTTTGAGTTCGTCTACTGCGGCCATACGTTAGGACTTCGAACCCTTCATAGACTTCGTCGCGCCCGAGAGCGAATCTTTCATTTCATTGATGTTCCATTGCTCCATCCCATTCAAGGTTTCGGACAACGGACCCTGCGCTTCAATGGACGTTGTTTTGTTCGTGTCGCTGGTTTTCATGGTGTGGCCTCCTTAAACTTTCCATCGCATGTCGGTGTGAAATCGGATCAAAATTGAGGCTGCCGTGCCGACGGTCGCCGCCTTCGTGCACGCCGAGCTTTTTCATCACATAAGCCTTATGGGCTTTGCTCGTAATAAAAGTCCCCCGCTTCGGATCGTATCCGGGGGAATCAAAATCGTGGAGATGCGGGTCCCAGTAAGGGCCTTTGAAATAGACGCTTGGATTCGACGAGATACTGGGATCAAAGCACTGATTGCATTCTTCAAAAACTTTTCCCGTAAGCGCTTCTTTCTTCGGATGCCGCGCCCAAGGGTCGGGGTTGCCGCAGCCTTCGCAGGGGCGGACCTTCCCGCCATTGGGTTTTCGCGCAAATTCGGACTCATTCATCCCGCCATATTCCCTTCGGATTTTTTCTGATTCTTCTTCCGGGCCGTCTTGAGCATGGATATCGCCACATGCGGAATCACCTGGCCATATTTCGGCTTTCTGGTTTTGTTAAGAAACTTCGTTTTAAAACGCATGGCCGTTAGACCCTCCGTTACCCGCATTCACGGGCTCTCTGAATTGGTTCAAAATCGACTTCACGATCGTGCTCTGAACGTCCGCTTGGGTCTTCGCGTGCTTAGCCGCCAAGTCCTGCTGCATCCCTTTGAGCTTGAGTTCCTGCTGCATCGCCTGCCCTTTGAGTTTCATTTGAGTCTCAGCGGCCTTCCCTTGAAGCTTGAGTTTGGTTTCGGCTTCCTTCGCTTTTACCTTCGTCTGAATTTCCATCATCTTCGGATTGGGCTGCGGCGGCGTTTGGTCGGCTAAATCCATAACCTCGTCCAAGCTCGTCATTCCGACGAGTCTCAGGAACTCACGGGCAAACGATCTGGACGAGGGAGATCCGGGTTGAATGCCAACGGCTTGCAAATAAGGGAAAAGTTTTTCAAGTTGCTGAAGCTGCGCTTCGCGGTCCATCGGAGTCGTCGAACCGGCGAGCACGTCCACATCCATGTCCCCCAAAATGTCTTCTCTTGTCCAGGAAAAACCAAAGTCGCTCTGATAAGAGCTCTGCGCGGTGGGGTTCGGCTGCGGCGGTTGTCCCGGCTGTCCCGGCGTCTGAGGCTGAGCGCTCGGGCGATTGGGGAGAATCTTTAAAATCTTTTCTTTCACCGCTTTACTGCCAACAATCCTGGCAATCTTGGGGAGGTCGTACTTCTTCTGCATGATGCTGAGAAGCTTTCTCGCCACTTCAGCAATACAGTCTTCGAGCACGTCAAGCTTCTCGTCATTTCTGGCGTGGCCGCCTTGAAGCTGAATGCGAAGCTCGCCCAAGGTGCGCGTCTGGGTTTTGGCTTGACCCCCTTGGCTGGCCGCATCCTGCCCCGCGATGTTTTGCCAAAGCTGGAAGAGTTGGGTATAGACCCCGTAAATGTCGGACTGAACCGGCGCGTAGGGGGAGGCTATCACATTTTCGGAAAGCGACTTTCCGCCGACCGGCTGAACTTTGATAATGGCGCCGTCGGAAGAATCCTTAAATTTGGCTTCCTCCGACTCCACCATGCAGCCGTCGATCACAAGCAACTGCCTATTCCAGCGTTTTAGGTGGTTGAGTTCGACCGAGAGTAGTTTCGTGAGTTCGACGATTTGGCCTTCGTGCGGAGCGATGTCCGAGAGCGGATACGGCTCGTTCGGCACAGGGTTAAACGCCACTTGGACAAAAGGAAATCCGCCTTTGAGCCAATCAGACAGGGGAATTTCCCGGAGTTTGTATTCGCACGAAGGGGAGACGGTCGTAATCGTTTGATGATCTAAATCGTAAATTTCCCAGCCGGTGACGGAGCGCACATCTTTGCCCTGATCCCTTAAATCATTTTGCGTCTCATAGGGATTGTTCGGGTCTTCCATCGTGGTCGAGACTTTGATGTCGTTGGTATGTTCGTAAATTCCGGATTGCACGACGGCGCGATAGGGCTTCACCCATTTGTGGGCGAACCACCGGGCGTTTTTCTCCGGCGGCCACTGGGCGCTGGGATCGAAGAGAATTTGATCATAGGGGACATGGTAGGCAAATACTTCCTCGGATTTGATGTACTGGTTGGTTTCGACTTCTTTGAACTTCTTGGAAGGACGCCCCGGCCCGCGCTTGGGTTCTTCTTTGGGTTGGGACTCCACCGTCCCGAATTCGGCAGCGTATCCGACCTTGATCCACGAATGCCCCACCAGGAGCGCTTCAAGGAGTGCAAGTTTAATCTGCTGCTTCAGCTTCAATTCACCCCAGGTGTAATTGATGATTTGTTCGGCAATTTGCGCCGCACCCAGATCTTCGACGCGCTTCGCGTTCACCGTAATCCACGGATCTTTAAAACTCATCCGCGCTATCTCAGTTTTGACGTAAGCATAAACAAGATTGATGGGGATAATGGGGATGGAAGTGCTCGCTTGAAGGAAGTCCCAGTTCCCCTTGTACTCGCCGATAAAGCGCTTCCAACCGGCTTTGACCGCTTTCTCGTCACGCCATTTTTGGGTGGTGGCAATCGTGCGGAGCCACCCTTTAACTTCTTTTTTCTCGCCTTCGGAATGCGGGGTTTCGGAAACACCGACGGGCTCTTTCCCGTTGGTCGAACCGGAGGAAGGCGGTTCGTTATGAGAATTGATGGGCGTGGCCATTTAGAAATTACCAACCTGCGACGAGTCCACCATCGTTTGGTTGTTTTGATTTCGAAGTAAGTTGAGTAACCCAAAGTGCTGCATGATGCTGGCAATAATCGGGTGCATGGGCGCCGCGCCCTGTTGCTGGGCCGCTTGTTCAAGTCCCGGCTGCGGGAGAAAATTCGGATTTATCGGCGGAGGATTCTGGTTTTGAAGAGATGCGGAAGGAGCGCCATACAAATTGCTGGGGTCGGAAGCAAGTGGGGCGCTGGAAGAATCCACGGCATAAGGGTCCTGATTATTATTCGGGCGACTGCGTCCTAGGATCTGAGCGATGATACTGGGGTCCATGGGCATAAAAAAAAGAGGCTTCACAGTGTTCATGGCACCATGAATGCCTCTTTCTTTCACGTCTATGGACCGGAAATTTAAAGAACTACAAAAATTGTTTTTGGCGCTCTCTCCAGCATGAACTTAACAGGTAAATGTTTTTTTGTCAAATTTATCTTCTATTTCATACCCGATTGCATAAAGCGGTCATAGATGCTGACCGTCTTTTCCGGCATTTGCTTGAGCCACCATTTCATCGAGTATTCGACCTCCGGCGTCGCTTTGGCTCCGCCTTCGCTCGGGATGAGGAAATCGAGTTGGTAGGAGAGCGCGTCGATGAGATCGTCGTGTTTCCCGCGTGGGAAGGCCAGCAACTCGTCCACCAAATCCTGCATGTCGGGCCGAAGTTCAACCAAACCTTGTTCAAAGTATGGCTGCAAGCGCCGGATGCGAGCCTCTTTAGACAAGACAGACTCCCCACGTCCAGTGTGGCGCTTCCCGAGTTCGTCGATCTGAAAGAACATATTACGCTCCCGCTGCTGTCTCTGTATGTCGTATTTAAGAGTTTTTTGGAAGGCGAACGTCTCGATCCCCATCCTTTTAAGTTTCCACTTTTCCATGAGCCGGAAGACTTCATCGACTAACTCGTTCGGAACAAGCTTCTTACGCGATCGGTCAACGACGCGGATTCGCCGGTCACTAAACATTCCAGCCACCACAAAGGCACTGCTATCAGCGTTACGATCCAGAGAAAGAGCAGGGTCGCAAGTAAGGTACAACTGCGTCGGATGAGGGGTCGTAGGGTCATAAAATTTTACCTGGTTCGCTTTGAAGTCGGCGGCTTCCTCGTCAATCGGGTTGTTGAGATATTCGGCGGCGAAGTAATAGGGGCCTTTGATCTTGCGGAGTTCTTGGAGCTTCTCAAGGGTAAACTTCTCCGGGAAGAGACAGGCGGTTCTTGTCTCGTCGGTATAGGCTTGGCGGATGAGCGTGTCCCAGTCCCCTTGTTCGAGCAATTCTGAGTACAGATCGTCTTGATGCTTCCTTGTCCCCATGACCACCATGCGCCCTCCGGGTTCGAGGAGGTCCCAGGAGTTGCGATACACCTGTTTTGTTTTTTCCCGAAGCTCGGGAGTCCGCGAATTTTCTTCATCAACAAGGTCGTCATGGACAATCAAATCATAGTGCTGGCTAGTCTGCTGTTTCTCCGTCCCCGTCGTCGCCCACGTCGGCGCCACCAAGATCTGGTTCCTCTGCCTCACCGTGCACTCGTCCTGGTTCCAGTGCGCCGAAATAAAGCTCCCGTAAAAAAGAGAAAGTGGAGTCTGGGCAAGATACTTCTGAATGTTGGCCAGAAACTTCCGCGCATTTTCCCATGTATTGCAGCTAATCAGAATCCGAATGTTCGGATTGATGAGCATCTGCTGGATCGTCCACACCTGCGTCACGATCGCGCTTTTCAGATGGTTCCGGGGCAGGAGGATTAACTTCTTTGGGCTTGGCCCCGCCAGGAACTTTGCCAGATCGTCGTGCACCGGAGCCCAGGATTTCTGCGCCTGCTGGCCCCACAACACCTGCGTCGCCAAATAATGCAGCTTCTTTTCGCATACGATCCTCGCGATCTCAAGGTCACGAGCCGGAAACTTCACTCGCTTGCGGCGTCCTCGGCGGAAACAGCGGCAATCGCGCTATTGATGTCGGCCACCGCCTGATCGTTATTGACCAGCACGTTGTCGCGCAAATAAGCCAACAGCGTGACGCACGTCTGGGTCGCCGGCGTCATAGGTTTCCCCTCAATCCAAGGCCATGTCCGGGTAAGAGCGCCTGCAAGACGTAGAGCAAATAAATCACCGCGAAAACGACGATGACCACTTTAATCAATTTCGCAATGGTCGGATCAATCGGGAACTGCGTGAGCGCCCAGAGAACGACCCCCACAATCACGAGTGCTATAACAATTTGAATCAGTACGCTTAGCATAGATCTCCTTTGAAAAATACCGCCGTCTTCCTGAGCGAATCACACAAGGCCGCGACATGATCTCCCAACAACTCATCAAAGTCACACTGACACATCTGGGAGCCATCCTTTGCTGGAAGGGACTCCTGGCGAACGGAAACAGGGATTCTAGGAACCATTCGCCTATCTTCCGGGTCCCGGTGCATCACTTAGGATACCGTCACTTTATAACACTCAGGGGCTTTCCGCAAATCCAGTCATGCGTCAACGGCATTTTTGTCTCGCACCAAAATCGGCTGAAACGAATTCTTGTCATGGAATATTGACTGGAAATTCTACAGGGCTTTTTTGTTTGGCGCGTCGGGTGCGGGGGCCTGATCATGATAGTGACACCCCCATGGGGGTTTTTTGGGGGGACACTCGTAAACGATTCAGCGGGGTTATTCATCTCAATATGTCTGATGAACAGATTGATTGTGTGTATTATCAATGCTTTTCATTATCTCGCGGGTTGATTGCGGGAATATTCTGAGAATTCGGGATAATTTCATTATCTTGCGGGTTGATTGCGGGAATATTCTGAGAATTCGGGATAATTTCAGCATCAAATACATTCTTAGCGGCATCTAATATTCCTTTTGCCGGTAGAGAGTCGATGCTAATTTGAAGCTTCTGATCGGGGTTCCAATTTGCCGGATCATTCTTCCTAAGCCATGTTATCCGGTCCATATAATTTCCTGGCCTCTGTGCATGTTCATACATTTTAGATTCCATTGCACTAGCAGCACTCATTTTGACTTCATTCCACGCCCGTTTAAAATTTTCATCAACGTTAATATGCTCACAAAAAGTGTGATATGAAATGCCAACAGATTCGCAAAGAGAGTAGATATCTGGCCACTTCCCGTCTCGTCTCATTTCTTTAGCAATTTCTAGAAACTTAACTTTTCGGAGAGAATCAAAAGCTGAATGACCATTCGACTCTAAAAATCCCGTTTCAGGGTTGGGTTTAAGAGGTTGCATCAATTTCCTTTTCTTCAGGTTCTTGGCAAAGATGCTGTCTCATGGATACGATTGAGAAAACTATTTTTCCACAATCTTTGCACTCCAATTCCCATTTACTATTACTTCCCATAGGTCACCTACCCTACCCTACCCTTTTCCCTTATTCTCCGAGGTAAGTTTTCCATCGAAAGTAGATGAGTCCTGTGAAACTTGCTTATCAGCGGAATTGGGATGAGCATACCTCGGGGCCGGGTCGTAAGCAAAAGGGTAAAAGCAACGTTGCCCGGCCAATAACTACTACCACGTATGACCACTCAAATTCTATGAGAAAGAACGCTTAACCGGACGGGCACTAGGCATTGTTTATCGAGGCGTCCCGTGACCATACCTCTAGCCGGAATGACCCGGCTCAAGTGCATCCAAGTGTATCACCGACCTAACCAATTTAATCGAATTTCCGCAAAATGTCAAATCTTTATTTTATTGGCCTAAATACTCATTGAGATGCACTTATTCCATTAGATGCGTTATACAGTGCCAAACAGTGCCTAGCTGTAACCACTCCGACCGCCATATCTTCGATTTTAGGGGTCTATTCCACCCCGGATGACTCTACTAGGCCTAGCTCTACACGCCTGCTAAATACATAATAATGCTAGTGACGGTAACTTTCCCCTTGCATTATTATTATTATGATGATATAAGAGAGTGTAGGAAAGTCACACACAAGGGGACCAACGATGAAAAACAATATCGCCGAAGTTTACGAAATAAAAGAAGATTTAAAATACCACTCATTCAAAATGTTTCCTACCTTCAGCCTAGCTATTCGCTACATGAATAATCTCGCAAAAGTTAAAGGCTTGAAATTCGTTTCCGATCAAACATTATTCGGCGGTTATTATGTCGACGAAAAAACAGGCGCATGCTGGGGGGTTCGCTAACATGAAAACTCTAACCGTCGCCGAGATTCAAGAAAAGCAATCCGATGTTTACCCGCAAGAAATTAATCATGTTGCGATCAATGAAAAAGTGCAATCACTTGATATGAAAAACTTGTCGCAAGCTGATATTGAATGGCTGCACGATCTTAAAAACCTAGCCCAAAGAATTCGCATTGCTGAGTACCGCAAGCTTAACGGAATTCCGTCGCCTGTAGGGGGTCGCTAATCATGAAAAACTTCAAACTAGATCAAGACGGCCCGAGACATATCCATGAATGTACCGACTGCAAGCCAGCGCACACGCCGACGCCTCACAGAGAGACGCCATGGAAAATAGAAGGTCATAGACGGAATGGGCGAGAGGATTCCTATAGTATTTTGAACCATGAAGGGTTCCCAATATTCGAGGAAGGTTATCCACCACGAAAGGAAAACGCCGCCTTCATCGTCCGCGCCGTCAATGCTCATGATGAATTGTTGGGGCTTATCAAGGAACTGCGTCCCAAAATTCAATCCTATCGAGTCACGGAAAATTCTACTTGGGATTTCTTGGAGCGTATTGATAAAGCCATCGCAAAAGCGGAGGGGAAATAACATGGAAAAAATTGTCATTATCACTGGGCTGCTTGCCAACATTATGTTGCTTGTCTATGGCGTGTTCATCGTCCCATTCATCTTGCTTGAAGTCATTCGCCGTGAGGAGGGACCGAATCATGGAAAGTAAAGGACTTGACGGGTTGGAACGTTGCCCGCGCTGTTTCCAAATTCCGACCGTCAGTGTCGGTAAACAAATTGAACTCGCTTGCTTGCAGCATGGTCACATGGCGATTGGCGATTCGCTCAGCTCAGCCATTCGTCATTGGAACCTCTATATCAAATTCGTGACGCCTTATGAGAAGGCGGCTTAACGTGAATCAGTACATCCTAAAACAACCGGTCCAACTGACAGCGTTTGTCGATCTTGATGTGAATGGTGAGTTGCAATGGCGAGCGCGTCCGATGGAAACATGGCAACAGAAAATGTTTCCAAAAAGATACGAAGGGGATTTTTCGGAGCAATGGCAAATGCTCATTTGTGAGCAGAAGTACGGGATTGGCTTCAAAGACTAAAATAAAACTAAGGGGGACCAACATGTATAGACTAACTCAATATAAAGTCTCACTTGTAAAGGATTCATCCGTTATGGCTGAAGGATCAAAACGTATTAGTACCGTCGATGACGTTGTAGGCATTGTTCAAGACATGCGACTTTTAGACCGCGAGCAGTTACGGGCGATTTATTTAAATGCCCGCCATAATGTTATTGGGTGGGAAATTATTTCTCAGGGAACGTTGACCGCATCCCTAGCGCATCCCCGCGAAATATTTAAAGGCGCGATTCTGGCTAGTGCGGCTGGCGTTATCTTGGTACATAATCATCCGTCCGGCGACCCGTCACCGTCGGAGGAAGATATTCGATTGACTAGCCGTATCAAGCAAGCCGGAGTAATTTTGGGAATTGAATTATTAGACCATTGCATTATTGCCGAAAACGGGTCCTATAGTTTTAAGACTTCACGGCAAATTTAGGGTTGGTCCTCTAAACCCTGGCCCGTCACTTGGGGTCGGCGGGCTGGGAGTGTAGAGGGTCAAAAGGGGGATTTATGACGACTTGGATTTTGATTTTCTTATGGAGCGGTCCGGGGTTTACCTCTTCAGCAACGGGACAGGCGGTCTTTCACAGTTTCGGTAGTTGTGAGTCGGCGCGTAAAATTGTAATGCACAAGGTCGGATCAAGTAACGCATGGTGTTTTGAAGATCATGCGGAGTGAGGAAAATAGGCTATGGACGACAACCAGGCAACGGTCAATCTAACTCTACCGCAAAAACTCTTTGCGCTCTTAACTCGTGATGCCGGGATTAAGCGTCGAAGCGAGTCGGCGCAAGTAATTATGATCTTGGAAGAATATTATCTAGAACGTGAGAGAGAAGCGGAGCTATTTACTCGTCGCCAATTACGCGAAGAAACGCAAGGGGTTCCGGTGTTTCATTCGGAAAAACAATCTGGGCCTGGGCCTGTTTCAAAGTTTCGTGACTCGTTCGGTCGAGGCGAAAGTGAATAACTTTATTGCCCTGCTGGATATAGTAGTCAACCAAATTCCCTACGCGCTGTATATCAATTATGGGGTCCGATGGTTTTCGCATGGGCTGAATATACCAGACAAAGGGCCTACATGCAAGCGGTCCAAAAGGCCCAAAGTTGAAATCGGAAATAGGGGACTAGTGCGTTCGATTTTCGTTTTGGGATTATTGGTTTTGGCGGGCTGCAAGGGTCACGGCTATTATTCAAAAGTCGAGCCCGTCACTTACGGTCCGGCCTATGTCGAAGTCATTCCTTGCAATAAGGACAATTGCGGTAAACCGGGGGGTCTACAATGAAGCGCGACGGTTTAAGAAAGATCATGGAAAGTGACCTTCTTACCAAAGGCGAGAAACGATATATCTTTGACCACCAGTGGCGACATGGGGGTAGTTTTTCTCACGCTCTTTATGAGGCGATTGGCCGGGCGGATCATTTTAATCTAGAGCGATTGCGCCTCGGATTCCCTGATGAGGTCCAAGGGTTTTTAGCTTGGACTCGCGGCGACCTTCATGAAAGAGCGAGCGCGATTGCTGGTGGGGACTGTGGATATATCGAAGCAGAGCCCGAGGACGCACAATGAATTTTGAGTTAGGAGGGTCACTTATGACAGAGACAAAGAAACAGGAATCTTACGACTGGATCGATGAGGACGGGAAAATTTCATGTAAGCGCGAGACATGCGGTCACCGGTGGGAACCCAAGTCGGCGCGTAAGCCTCAATGTTGCCCCAAATGCAAAAGTTACGAATGGGATAAGCCGTCACTTTAGCCGTCACTTAGCTGTAACGACTACAACGAAATTTCTACTCAGGGGGATTTGATGAAAGCCAAGAAAGAACAAAAAGAAATCGCATTCGAGTTTCAGGAAATTGATTTAGCCGAAGCGCAAGATGCGGTGCTGGCCGGTGACGGGAATTACGGAAGTCTTAAAGCGGGTATCATTGAATCGATCCGCAAGCTTGAACCGGGCAAGGCCTTAACCTTTGGACTTCCTAAAGGCGAGGAAGTAGCCGAAGAAGCGCGGCGGGGCATTTGCATGGCGGTCAATGCGTCACTCAAGCGCGGCCAAATTGATTGGCGCGTCACTTACTCCTCAACAAAGAAACTTTTCATTGTCGTTCCTCGAAATGCTTCTCGCGCCATAACTAAAAAGCCCGTCAAGGCGTCACTTGATAGCACTCGGGTAGGTCTTGATGTCGAGGAGTTTTTAACGCGCTGCAAGAATCTTCTTAATTACGACTTTAATGTCAGAAACCAAAAGATGAGAGCCGCGAGAAAAGCGATTAGTGTCGTCGGTATAAAAGATCTTGGATTTCGCCCAAGAGATCTCGCGCCATTTCTAGGCATAAGCGAATCGGGCGTTGCGTTCAATTCGACCGCGCCAGGGGATTCAGGAAAAGAAGAAGTCGCCAAACTTAGAGCGTCACTTAAATCATAAGGGGGTATCATGGGTTCACCTGTCTGGGTAGGGAGAAAATACGTTCCGGGGACACGGGTACAGTATCGCACGGGCTACATTTATGTGAAAACAGGCGACGGGATGAAGCCCGAAGCGCGACAAATCTGGGAGCGTCACCACGGCGAACTCACGCCGGGCGACCGGGTGTTCCATTTAGACGGGAACCGCGAGAATAATCAAATCGGAAACTTAGCCAAGGTTCACTTCAACGATACGAAGTTCACCCTGCTAAAAGCGTCTCGGGTCTTATGGGTTCCGACTCAGCCGAGAATCAAAGTGATCGACAAGAAAACAAAAAAGTGGTTGGTGAATTCATGATCTCGGAAGAAACCTTGAAGATTGCATTATCGAGAGAGCGGAATGCGCTTAGGCGCGACTTGACTGGCAATTACGATTACGTCAAAGGTTTGTATCAGGGGTTGTATTTGGCGGAGACATTGGTTATTCGATGCGCCCGTGAATTCAAGCGGAGTAATCCTCACTATCCCGACCGGATTAAATGGGAAATCACGGCGTATCTTTATACTGGGATTAAGTCGGCCTTGCATTATTTCCAGAGTGGCGATAAAAAAGCCGCTTTGACTAGACTTGAAAAAGCAATTACGTTTTATGAAAAAAAGAAAGTCGAGCTGTCGGGGTCAAAGGGGATATGCCAATGACAAAAAACCCGGTCACGAAGAAAAAGAAAGCAAAGAAACAAATGAAAAAAGGGTGGCAGCACAAATACCGAGGATCGCTCCGTGGGTCGCTCAAGGATTCGTTGGATAAGGCGTTCGCTTAAAAAGTAGTCGTTGGGGTCAAAGGGGAACACAATGAAATATCTCAGGATTTCAGTTTTGTGTATTATGTTTTTTCCGTATCAGCGGTGCGAAGTTCCGCAAGCTCCGCAAGATCCACAATTTCTCACCGAGACGATGGCTCCGGTCGCCTTGGAGTCGAGCGGCCTTATTCGCAAATTGGTTAGGGGGGGGATTTTTAGCGTTACCTTTGCCGGACTTCTCGCGCAAGCAGCGGATGTCAAATTCCTTCAAGAAGAAAATAAGGATGTCATCAAGATTGTCAACGGTATGCCGAAATTCTCATTCCCGCCGCTCGATACGTTCACGCGAGAGGAGAGAGAAGCGGTGAAGTCAGCAATGGATCTCCTGCGACTCTATGCCGATTCGCCTGACAATAAATCGGAGTCGCTGCGCCTTATGATGGACACCAATCAAACGACCATTATCTTTTCTAAGACGGACGCGACCGAATTACTTCATGCGTTGCCCGGAAGCGATGATGTGCGCGTCAATAACGTCGAAGCCTTGACTTACTTCCGAATGATCGATGGGCGAATCGTGAAGCTCGCCTTTGTTGCCCTTGACCGGAATATTTTCTCGTCGCTTGCTCACTTGCTTGAACTTGAAGTGCATGAAGTCGCGGGCCACTTAGCCGCAGAGGACCGGTCTATTCTTCTTCGGAGCCATAAGCAAATTGAGTATGACGCTTACGAGCGATCCGTGCATGTCATGGAATGGTTTGCGCGACAAACGCCAGAAACGGTACCACTTTCCGATGAAGCGCTTCGCATGATTCGAGATATCGCACTGCCGCATGAAAGATACAACTGGTACACGTGGGGCGGGCCTTATGCTGAACGACCCGCTACCTGGGAATTGTCTCGCGCCGCATAGCCGCGTCGTACAAGGGGGACTCAATGAAGAGAATAATTGTTGCGGTGTGCGCCATACTTTTTTCTTTTCAAACGGTAAGCGAAGCGGATTTTGTGACGAGTTGCGCGATTGGATGTGGGGCCTATTGCGTCCCGCCTCCGGTAAGTAGCGGATGCGGTGGGATGCAAGGATGCGCGACGTCGGTCGTTACCTGTCATTGCGGACCAGCCGTATGCGTATCGGTCCCCTGCAACAATACAGGAGCTTGCTTTGGTATGCCTGATCCGAACGGAGCTGGCCCTTGCCCTGATCCGGCAAATTACGGAGCGTCATGCAACAGCGGTGCGGGCACGATTGATTGTACTGGCTCTTGCATCACGAGTATTGCGATTACGAGTTTTGTCGCTAACCCGAATTCAATTCCTGTCGGTGGAAATTCGACGCTCACGTGGTCGAGCACGGGTGCCACAGGGGCGACGATCGATCAAGGCGTAGGCCCGGTCCCGACTGTTGGGTCTGTTGTTGTATCGCCAGCGGTAACAACGACTTACACGCTCTCAGTAACAAATGGGACGAGCACTGTTACGCGCACGGTAACCGTGACAGTCTTAATCCCTCCGACGATATCCTCGTTTGTTGCCAATCCGGTCAGTGTACTGCTTGGGGGAAGCTCGACTTTATCATGGGTTAGCGCGAACGGGACAACAGCCACAATCGATAATGGCGTGGGACCTGTTGCCGTCAATGGATCGGTTGTCGTTACGCCAGCGGCAAGTACGACCTATACCCTGACCGTGACCAATGGCGTCGGGAACGTAACAAGAACGGCTTCGGTAACCGTCGGCGTTCCCTGCGGTGCCGGGATTATCTGCGGGACGGTTGTCTCTGAGGAGAATGCAACAATCCCGATACCAAACGATGTGGTTGAGCTTCATTCACCAACGAATAATGGATATCTTCAAACCGCCTTCACCGATGCAACAGGTAAATTCACATTCACGGGATTAAATCCAGCGTCGAGTTATTTGGTCAATGTTGTGTCTGGCCGAAAAGATTATGCGCGGCCTCGGCAGATCTTATTGTCGCCCAACAACCCACCGTTAAACGGGGCATTCACCCACGCGCTTAAACCCGCGACAATCACAGTCACAGCGCCCACGAGCACGTTTGTTTATATCTCAACAACGGCGATTGTTTCAGCCTCGCCGCCTGACATGAACTTTACGACGCTATCCATAACGGCGGTGGTTCAAAATCCGCCTAAGCCAATTCCCGTTTATCCGAATCAATCGTATTGGATGGCGTGCTGGACGCCGACGGCAAACGGGCAACAATATGCTTATCAAAAAGGGGTAAATGTCCAAATCAATGGTGGGACGGTTCTCGATCCGTTGGCTGATTATCCTGTCGTGTGCCCGTAAAAAGGAGGACTTATGGCGAACTACAGAGTACAAGTTGAGAAGGACCGAGAGAGTTTTCGGGTGCGCGAGTACCTTGAAAATGGGGAGAGAAGGACCATTATTACGATCGGTAAAAATGACAGCGCCACCTTTGAAGGCAAGCTACTCGTCGGTAAAACACTGGCTAAGGCCCATGCGAAGAAAGCGGAAGATCTTCGCCATGTTATTAAGCTTGGAGGGATTGATGCAAAACTTCGTATTGAAGATGAGTTTCAGAATTTTATTACGGATCGTACCCTAAACAATTACTCCCCTAAGCATATTCTTCATTGCGAAGCTTCGTTCAAAGCGTTTATGAAAGATCTTAATCTTGAACTTGTGTTGGATATCACCCGCGAAAGGCTCATTGAATGGAAAACCATCATGACGAAAAGAGGCCACACGACAAATACGATCATCAATCAATTGTCAGATGTTCGAACTTGGCTAAATTGGCTCAAGGAAAATGGAAAAATCAAAGTTTCTCCTTTTGGCTTAAAAATGATGCCCATGAAAAAAGACGCGGAGCCCAAGTTTTATACGACGGAAGAATTCAAAAGGCTCGACGAAGAATTAATTAAAATACATCACTCGACTCGAGTTCTTTGTCATCTGGCGCATAGCGCGGGACTTCGTAAGTCCGAAGCGATGGGTGTTTGCTGGGAGGATATCACCTGGCATGAAGAGGGCGCTGACCTCTTGATTCGCAAAGAAGTTGCCAAGGGTAAAAAGCGCTCGCGCACTATTCCGCTTGATCCTGGGGTTCTTGAGATATTAGGTTCCCGCTCGACTGGTAAACTCGCGCCACTTGATAACGAATGGCAAGCCGATCACTATTTCTGGAAAGCACGGATTAAGTCGGGCATAAATATTGATCTTGATATTCATGGGCTACGACACACGTTCGCTAAAAACTATTTGCAGCGCGGCCAAGGAAATTTAGCCAGTCTCCAAAAGTTAATGGGCCATGCCAGCATCGTTTCTACGATGATCTATGCCCAATTTGAGAAGTCTTACTTGCGGGAAGGTATCAATCGGGCTTATGAACAGAGGATGATTGAAGAGGGCATTCTAGCGCGGTCCCAGGGGGTCCAATGAGTCTTAGTGGCAATATCGGAGAAGAACGTTTCGAAATCTTGGACGAGATCATGAACCGGTACACTAGTGATTCGGCTATGAATATCGATAAGCGAGCAATCCTTGATATCGGGTATTTGGTCGGGCTCGTGGTTGAACTATCAACTCGATTGGATAGCATATGACTTGGGAAAAGATTAATACGCCAATAACAGGTATTCCATATTTCGATAATGTGCCTTGTCAGGAATTTAGAAGCGGAGCGCTTAAAGTTTTGATTTCTAGGGATCCGCCTGACAGCCGATGGCATTTATCGATTTCGCATCCGCATCGATATCCGACATGGGACGAGATTAAACGCGCTCGCTATGATTTAGTGCCGGATGGGGTTACTATGGCAGTGTTGTTGCCGCCCAAAAGCCAATACGTTAATGTCCACCCGAATTGTTTCCATCTTCACGAATGGCGCGACGAACTTATTTTGCCGGGGTAGCTCAATTGGTAGAGCATTCGATTCGTAATCGAAAGGTTGTGGGTTCAAATCCCACCCCCGGCTATTTTTTGCTCATGTTAACTTTTGTTTTTGGAGAAATTTCTGCGGGTGTACTGCGGGTGTATTTTCCGAAAACCATTAAAGGGTGATACACCTTGGCACACCTAGGCACTGTTAAGAATTTGTCAGGAACCCGACGTAAAGTAGATGAAAAACGCATTTCTATTTCCTCTACGACGGTAAATCGCTAGCATCCAAAAGACGCAAAATAACGCACCGGTCTTTTTCGTAAACAAATGGGAAGGTTGATTTTTCGCTACGTTTTTAACTTTTGCGGGTGTCCTGCGGGTGCGATAGGGTGATTTTGAAAGCTTTCTCCGCTACTCTCGACCATTTCAAATTTTGCCTCCGAACATAGTGCGCTCCGAGCTACTCTCGACCATTTCAAATTTTGCATCCGAACATAGTGCGCTCCGATAAAAAATCCTTCAATAAATGCAACGACAATAAAAAAGATGGCTTCCCAGAAATTCATAAATTGGTTGCGGGGGTTGGATTCGAACCAACGATCTTCAGGTTATGAGCCTGACGAGATAACCGGGCTTCTCTACCCCGCGATAAATTATAGAGCATGTTCCCCGGTGCGCTCAATTGTAACGACTTGGTTGCAGCGAGGGCAATAGTATTGGATGATCTTCGCGCCATCGGCCTCAATAACGTGGCCCCAATGCGAATGCTCATCGTACCCCTTTGTACATGAAACATCCTCTAGGATCGCCACTAGCGCCCGTTGGCGACCTTTTTAGGGGGGCTCGCCACTTCCGCACTACGGAACACCGGAACGTCCTTTTTCGTATCGAGCCCTTTCACGCAAAGGAACAACACCATTTTTGAAAATGGCATGTGATAATGCTCGGCTGCGGCCTCCACATCTTTTAGCAAGTCATCTGGAAAACTAACGCAATAGCGCTTCAACTTCGTCGGCATAAGTGCCTCTTTCCCCCACTCCCACATTTTTTTCTTGACAACTTTCCGGCACTTTCATATCTTCGGTGTGTAAGCGTGATACACTTAGATACACCGCTGCAAGGGTCTACACAGCCAGTTAAAGTAGGTGTGCCAAGGTGTATCTAACTGCTACATACTAGCCTAAGCTGTAAAGTTAGTCAAGGGGGGACTATGGCTGTTGCCACAAAACCAACCAAAGAAATTCCGGGCGCGTTCCTCACAATTGAAGATGTCATGAAGATTTTGAAGGTAAGCGAGTCAACTATTCATGGGCTCGTGAAGCGATCGAAAAACCCGTTACCGTCCGTTAAGATTGGCAAGTCCCGGCGGTTTCCGTATGACAAGCTCCGTTGGTGGATGGAAAATCTTTGAACTATGAGACTCACAAGTGTCGGGGGTGCGGGTTTGTTTATAAGTGTCTGGGCCATATTGAATGTGATTGGGACGGCGATTCTGATCTATGTTCTGATTGCGAAAAAGCGGATCAACAAGAAATGAGGATCAATGAGTAACGTCGTCTTAGTCGAATGGTTTTCAGCGCATTACTACCGTGTCACGCTTGAGGACGGGACAACCAAATTAATCCCGAGCGTCACAACAAAACTCGGCGTTATCGATAAGCCCAATTTGGCTCGGTGGCGCGGAGACATTGGCAACCGTGAAGCTGATCTTCGAATGCACGATGCGGCCCAGAGGGGAACGCGCATTCATTGGGCTTATGCTACGGCGCTAAAAGGGGGAGCCGTGGTGTATGACCCTTGGAATAAACCGGTGTACACCGACGAGGGAATTGCGGAACTTAAAAAAGAGCACAAGGAAATAGCCATTCTTCGAACTCAGGAGGAGCAATGGGATATTTGCAAATTGGCCGAGCAGTACAAGAGACTGGCCCCGGAAGTGCTTGGGGTGGAAGAAACAGTGTACGACCTCGAAAACAACGACGCGGGAACGATCGACAACATACTGGCGATCTCGGGGGGGGATTATTTTATCAGTGGGTCCAAGCCGCTAACTCTTCCGCCAGGAATCTATATCAACGACTTAAAAACGGGAAAGTACGTCGATGATAACGTGTGGTTACAGATCGCGCCGTATGCGGTCTGCTACGAGAAGAAATACGGAGTCAAGATCGCGGGAGGACTTGTTACGCATACTGGTGCGACTATTAAGGCGGGTATACCCGGCCTCAAAACCCTCTACCGAACACGAGAAGAATTATTTGACTCTGATTATGTCGATTATCGCCATGCAGCAAAATTGTGGGAGCGAAACCATAAAGACGAGCAACCGGAAAGCTTTGTTTTCCCGAGTCTAATTACGATGAAAGTTAAGGAGGCTGTATGAGTGGATTTGCGGGTCTTGAGATTAAGTCCAATAGTAAATATTTTAAGGTGAAAGCGGGAGAGCCCCATGACGCACGGGTTTTGAGCGAAACCCCGGCGACCTACATGGTGCATCAGGGACCGCAAGCGACGATCCCGTGTAATGGCGGGATTTGTACGTATTGCGCCAAAGGTGCGGAAGTGAAACAGCGCTTCAAGGCGAATGTATATGACCACAATTCACAGAAGGTTCTTTTGTGGGAATTTGGGACGATGGTCGCAAAACAATTGCGATCGCTTGCTAAAACTTTGGAAGAAGAGGGGAAGGCCCTCCTTGATGTCGACATCAAAGTTGAGGTTTCGGGCAGTGGCATGGATACGAAATACATGGTCACCCCGCGCATGACTTCCAAAGAAATTCCCAAGGGACTCCGGCTTCACGCACTCGAAAATTCGGAAATTCCATTTTGAATATGAAGATGCAACGGAAAATATTGCGCGGGGAAAAGGTAAAGACTCTAGACGGGATGGAGTATACGTTCATAGAATATATGCCGAATGGATACGCCAAAATCATGACCGATTATGGTAAGCTCGTAGCCATCCCGAAAGCCAATCTCGACATTCCCATAATCGACACGGAGTTTTACGAACGAGTAAATGATTTACCACAAGTTCAAGAATCAACCGACTGAAGTTGATGGCGTTAAGTTCCAGTCCAAAAAAGAAGCGGGATACTACCAACAGCTTTTATTGGCAAGACGATCCGGTGATTTATTGTTTTTCTTGCGACAGGTCCCATTTCATCTCCCTGGCGGGGTGCGATACGTGGTTGACTTCCTTGAATTTTGGAAAAATAATGAGGTCCGATTCGTCGATGTCAAAGGAATGCGGACGCCAATGTATGTCCTCAAGAAAAAACAGGTAGAAGCGCTTTTTCCAATTCAAATTATTGAGGCTTAGATTTGGCCCTGCGGCGTAGTGTGCAAGCTATATCTAAAACTTGCGAGGGAGGCATCCCCATGGTGAGCGTCATGTGCAAAGTGATATGCCGGGTCAGCACCGGCCAGGGCCATTCAATTTGGAGGACATATGCCATTCACGGGTGAAGTTTTGGAAGCATGGAAGGCCATCGCTGAAAAGTTAGCAGATCATCTTGAGCATTCGAGCGATTGTATTCGTTCGTTTCAAGAAGCGGGCGAACCGACTCCTGACGGTGGCTATCGAACAAAATATAAAGGTAAATGGTATGAATCAAGGCCGGTGAATAAAGAACCCAAATGCGATTGTGGGGCTGACGAGATTTTCGCTGAATATAGAAAGTTGGCAGGAATATGAATTTCACCAACGATGAAATGATATCTAAATCCATCACTAAGCTTCGCGGCCAGGGCCATTCAATTTGGAGGACACATGCCATTCACCGATGACGATTTGAATAGGTGGAAAAATTTAGCTTCTGGAGTTCCTCAGCCTCATGATATTCTTGAAAAAACTGTAGCTCTCCTCGCCCGCCTGGAAGCGGCGGAGAAAATCGTTAATCGTATGTGCGTTCACGCAGGTCCATGGAGAGGGAAATTGGACGATTGTTTTAAAGATGATGTGCAAGCCTGGCGCAAGGCGGCGGGGAAATGAGCGATAGCGAAATCAACGAAGTCGTGGCGCGGAAGTTGGGGTGGGAAGAACAAATCTACATGCAGGGATGGCATGAAATTCCCCCAGATTATTGCCACAAAATTGAATTGGCTTGGGAGATTGTAACTCACATGGAATCCCTCGGGTTTGAGTTCCGCTTACGGGTTAGGCAAAAAGCAGTGATCGCAGAGTTCGCTAAGACGATTTATGGGGAAACGCCCGAAGATGAAATTGTCAAAAATTGGCTTGTCCGGGGGGCTGCGGAATATCCTGAAGCGCCCAGGGCTATTTGTCTGGCGTTTCTGAAAATGCCTAACTAGCCCTAGAAGCTAGTCGACGAGGAATTTAGACGATGTTGGGCCAGTGTTGGCAGGTGTCTAGAGTGCCTCTGATTGCGAGTAAGTGCAGTGTGACTGCGGATAGTGTGCTACTGCAACGAATCGAAGCTGAAACTAGAGAAACGTCCGAAAGCCTCTAGTGTATAACGCGGGGCAATCGGGGGCACTGTGGACATCAAGTTGCGACTAGCCCTAGAAGCTAATCTGCGTCGATAAAGATTTGTTTTAAGCCGTTTATTTTGTTGCCAACAATAGACCAACAAGGAGAAATACAACATGAGCCAGAGGTTTAGCTACGTGAGATATGACGAAGAATCGACGAAGATTCGAGAAGCCTTGAAGTCCCAATTCGAGGCTATCGAAACAACTGTAACGCCATTACCTGAAGGCCGCTATAAATCTTTGTGCCTTACGGCTTTGGAAGAGGCCTACGCTTGGACAGGTAAAGCAATACGAGATGCGCAGATAGCACGCCACGTTTTGCCAGAACATGAGCCCCGGCGCGGATAAAATTCTCGGCATTAGCTACCTTAGCTAGTCAGGCTTAGATTTGTACCGTCGTTGGCAAGTCTCACTGACGAGAAAAATCGACGATGTTGGACGCCTGTTGGCAAAGGAGAAAAGACCGTTATGGCACCGAAACAAGAATGCTTCTGCGATCAGATGGAACGAAATCAACTTTGTGATGTCTGTGAACGCGAAAAGTTCTTGGAAGAACGGGACCAAGCGTTTGAACAGTTCCGAGAAGACTGGAATTGCTGAGTAGCCCTAGAAGCTAATGATATGAAACCTTACCAATGGATCGGAAATATCGTACTCGTCATTCTCCTTCCGATTTGGTTTCCTCTGATTTGCCTTCGGGCTCTTGTGATCTTTTTATATAGATATGGTAGTGCTTTATATGCGTCGTTTGCTTCTCTTCTTTGAATTCCTGTACCGGGGAGTAAAATAGTTTGATATGTGTCTTCTCATAAATGTAATCAAAAATGAGCGGGGAGAGCCGGTCTCCGACGATAATGAGTCCCAAAGCAACCCACGGCAACACCTTAAAGATCATCTTCTTTAAATCCTCAAGCTCCTGAACCAAATCAAAATATTTATTACTGAGTCCTTTGTCGGAGGAATTCCCATAAAGCGCGGTCTCGACCGTGGTATGGAGTTCATCGATTTTTTCGGTTTGCTTCTCTGTCTCAATTTGGAGACGATCTATTTTGGTTTCAGCGGCGGAGAGTTGCTTAGTGATGTCGAGTTTCCAGGCGTGGTCAGCCTCACGTCGATCGTCTGACACTCATACTCTCTCAAACGAAATCTTGCGGTATTGTTTTTTAGTATCCATTAAAGTGATGGTCGTAACCGGGCCTGAAAGCGCGATTTTATCTCCGCGCTTGATCTTTTGTCCGATGTAAGCTTTTAAGTCCGCCAAGTGACCGTAAGTCAAATTCCAGCTATCGTATCCAGGGAAACTGACAAGCTGAATAATTCGCAAGCCCATTCCTTCATTCGGATCTTTGGGATTATCCCAGCCTGAGCGGATGACAATCCCATCAGCCATAGCATGCACGGGTTTCCCTGGCTCCGACATAAACTCGATCCCGTCTCGTGGGTCATGGTAGTAACACTCGGGATAAATCGCATCGAACGGACGAGAAAATGCCATGAACCATCTCAATCTTTTGGACTCTTCGTGCGTAAGTCTTTAAATGTTTGGCACGAAGGGCATCTCATCCGGTAGAAATAAGGTCGTCTTTCCCATTCCTCGATGATGCAGGGGACTTTGCACTTCCGGCATTTGCGCTTCGTTGTCCAAACACGCTTTAATTTAGCCGTATGAGGCACTACGCCGCCGGGGATGTGACCACCGTTGTTGGCTGCGTGGTTGTCACAGTCGTAGACGTCGCTTTGGCCGCTTGAATGTCAGCGACGGCTTTAGCCACGGTGCGTGCTACTGTATAAAGAGCAATTCCCGACGTTGAGATGATGGCCGCATATTTCGGGGGAATAAAGCCCGAGACGGCACCCCAAAGGGTTCCCACTTGGGTAACAACATTGAGCCAAAACTCTGACGTGAGGTATCCTGGTTTTCCTGATGTGCTGGGCATTTGTGCCTCCTTGATGACATTTTCTGTAACGGATTTAACGGTAAAAATCGCCTTAATTTCTTGAAACAAATTCATAAAAGTTGCCTCCATGCGTAGAACTTCGGCAAATCGCTGAACGCCCAATTGATGCCGCGTCCGATAAAGACATCTTTTCCGACGTTCGCACACGAAGGAACCATTCCCCAGCGGGAAGACGTCTTCTCTTTCCCAGGGCAAATAATATTGACGTGTCCATGGGGGAGATCTTTAAGTCCCGCGACCACAAGTGATCCCTGATTAGCCAAAAACTGGCATTTCTCCATTTGAACTTCCGTCCATTGGTCGCTTTTGGCCATGAGGTCAATCATGTCATTTGCGAGCATTCCATCGAAGCCTTTCCAGCCTGAATTGACGCAAACGTCGTTGACGTAAGCATTGCAATGGGTGAGGCCCCCGCCCGGTTGGTATTCAGGGCGGCAAAGAGGCGTGTGGAGAGAGTCAAGCAGCGTAAAAATATCTTTAGGCATTTTTTTGTAGCCCGTCCAACTGAACCTCTCCGATATCGAAATTGTGTGTCCGGGTAAAAGGGCAAACAGGGCATCGATCAATCCGGCCAAAGGTGTGATCCTCCTGAGTCAGCGTACCCCCGCAATTGGGGCATTTCAACATATCGTTTCCGCACTCGGAGCAAATCATGGGACTGAGCAAGTACATCCGCCCGTGACGCCGACGGCTGTGGTGCAATGGCCGAGAGAGCCGCTTAAAAGGCATAGCGCTTGCGAGTCCGGCGGAGCGCTTGAGCCCTGGAAATTAAGCGCCCCGGCGCTTGTGATGGACATCCGTTCAATCGCGTTTGTCCAAAAATCAATGGAGTTTGACCCCGACATAAACACTTCAAGCCCGACGTTAGCGGTATAAATGTAAGCGTTGCTTTGAAGTGGCGCACCAAAAGCGGTGCTGGCAAGTCCGTATTGAACCTGTTCTCCGGTATTGTCCTCCTCGATTAAGCCCATGTTCCCGTTGGCTTTAAAATTTTGGATAAGCTCACCTACAAATCCGCCCGCTGCCGTATCGCTTGTGATCTCAAGCTGGAAAGCAGATGGAGTCGCCCCGATCCCCAGGCGACCATGAACGTAATCGTAAGCGAATGTCGGATACCCGCCAAAAGAACCCGCTTGGTTGTATTGGACCTCAAGATCTCCGCCACCGGGAGTCCCGCCGCCACCGCCCGCCGACGGACTTGACACTTGGACCGTTCCGTCGGGCCATTTGATTGACGTCGGAGACAATTGCCCGGCGACCGTACCGCTTGACACATAAAAAGTCGCGCCCGACTGAAGAGAATTCGTGTTTTGGATGTAAGAGGTCGACCCGCCAGGAAGCGTCGGATTGTATTGGCAACCGCTAATCGTAATAGGAATGGGAAGCGGGCTCGTGATTTGGCATTGTTGCGCGAAAAGAGGAGCGCACAAGAGAACAAAAAAGAATGTTCTAGGTATTTGTGAAAATATTCGAGTAATAGTCATAGGTTAATGCCGCTCTGTTGCCCCAATCTGTGACATAGTTCGCAAGGCCGCTCCCTGAGTAATAACGAAACGCCATCACCCCAGTCGTCGTCACCGCTTGCGAAATGTAATAGGCGCCCTGATTATTTAGGAACCCATAATACTGAGGGGACGTATTCGCCTCATCAGTATCGCTCTGCGCGTACCCCTCAATCGCACTGATGCCCATGGCCATAAATTAGACCGGAGAAGCAGCTTTCTCAAAGGGGTAATGAGTCCCCTGCCCCTCCGGAGATCCACTAGGAGCCGGAATATCGGAGTAACCCATTTTTCGAAGCTTCAAAACTCGCTTCCATGCGTCCTCGCTTCCGTCCGTATAACGCCCCTGCCCATTCGGGACTTCAATCGATTTAAAAACTTTTTGCGACGCCCGCCACGCTTCAAGCATCGACGACCCGCGCCCGATGCACTCGCCCAAAATGCACGAAGTCCCCGCCGCTTCGAATTCCGTCTTGCGGCCTTTTTTCACATCGATCGGGACGAAGTCTTTGAATGTTCCTTTAAGTCGGATGCCTTCGGTCTTTCCGTAAGTCTCTTGCGTTGCCTTCTTTCCTTCAATCTCGCACGGGTACGGTGGAATGGAGAGCTTAAGGGCCGATCCCCACAAGTGCTTAAAGGGGATGGTGAAGGTTCCACGTGAAACTTTTGAGAAAAACTCAGAAATCGGTAAACCCAAAATGGCTGTAAAAGCATAGATGGCGCTGTAACCCAGGCGGGGAGTCCATTCGAGAAAATACGGTTCATAATCATCCTCCGATACGATGCAATTCACGTCGACGGGTCCGGTCCACTTCGAGTGCCTCATGAGAGGAAATAGCTTGCGTATTGTTTTTTCAATAATCTTTGAGCCGTTCCCGTAATGGAAGACCAAAGACGTCTCTGCGCCTGTCCTCTGGCCAAGTTCACCAGCAAGGAATTTCTTAACTTCGAACGTTGAGTTTCCAGGATAAATCGGTTCACCATTTGAAAACCAAAGTTCCGTAGATATCTCGGCTCCATGAATCACCTCTTGAAGAATAAATGTGTCTGACGGGGATATCGTGCCTTCTTCCTTCGAATAACTTAAATAATCCACCATTTCTTCACTTGACTGAGCCACATAAGAAGACGACTCACTTTTGTTGTTGTCAATCTTGATGGCATACGCTTTCTTTCCTGATTTGACAAATGCGATCGCAGCGTTAAGATCTTTAAATTCGGTGGTTTTCGGGACATGAAGCCCATATTGTTTGGCGACCTTTCCGCCGTAGGAGCGGTCCATTTCAAGCTTGTCGGCGAGAGCGGAGCCGCCGACGACCCGAAACCCTTTAGTTCGGATGCTGTCGGCGACTTCGCCATCGCCATTTAAGTCAAAAATCACGAAGTCGGGCTTGTTGCGAAGACCTTCTTCGATTGTCTCCACATGCGGGACAATGCCTTCCATCGTCCGACGGTAAGCGGGGTCTTTGATGAACATATCGACTTGCGCCCCTTCTTTTTGCATGAGGTAAGCAAGGCCGCCCGAGTCGCCGCTTGGACTATGAAGTAAAATTCTCATCCGCCCAAGAGTTTCTTAATGATTTCGAAACCCGCTCCACCGCCAAGTCCAGCACCAACACCGTAACTGATTCCTTTACGAACCCCCGGCGGAACCGCGTTATAGGCTTGACCGAGTTTTCGCGGAATCGTCAGGGCTCTAGCCATCCCCTGCGCCGCTTCGCCTCTACCCGGAATTTGGTTTAGCACCTTATTAACCCTTTGCGACACTTGAGCTAAATCCGCGCTATATTCCGACCCACGCAACCAACCCTTTTTAAAGATGGTATCGAGCGCTGGTTTTAAACTTCGCGCTTCTTGCGGCGTTAGCGGAGTTTCGTTCATTTTATTTTTCAGCCCTTGAACAAATTTGACGGCTGTACGCATTCCAGATGGAGGCGCTTCTTTTTCTATATTGGCAAGTCCCGCCATCTTCTCTGCTTTTCCAATTTGTCCACCGAAGTAAGCTTTTTTCATGGCGGGGATTGCCGCTAGGTCTCCCAGAGCTGATAACCCGCCTTCGGCCACTTGCGACATGCCAGAGGGAATCAGATCGGGGCGATTAAAAGCTTTGAGCGCTAAATTTGAAATTTGCCTGCCACCGACAGTCCCAAGCGTTGCGCCACCTGGAATCGGACTAATCGCGCCAGCCATTCCCGCCAGCGGAGGGAGTGCTTGCGCCATCGTTACGGGATCGGTCAGAAGTTTTCTTGCGCCTGTCGCTGGCGCCATCACGGCATTTTTCGCCGCTGCGCCAATGACACCTTTCCAATCCGTCTGAGGCTTGGCCGCTTTCTGATAATTCTGCTTCGCGTAATTTAAAACCTCGTCTTGCGAGGCGGTATCAGGCGCAGTAATTTCGTAAGAATTCCCGTCGGGGGCCGTGATTTTGTATTTCGCCATCACTGAACTCTCTGAATGCCCCAGCCGCCGCCACCTTGCTGAGTTTGACCCTGGCCAAGATTATTTTCCTGGAATGGGATATCCGGCAACGTCTTCCCTAAGTTTCGGCTCACGATTCCATTCCAATCGGCGGGAAGATTTTTCCCTCGGATCGCTTTGATGTCCTGCATGTAATTGTCGATGAAAGGATTCGCACTTTTATCGATCTCATCAAAGATGTCGAACATTTTCTTTCTAATCTTCGGCACGTCGGGGCCATTGGGATCGGCTTTTATCTTCTGCTGCATCATGCTGAGTTGCGAGACAATATTGTCGGTGAACCCGGCGCCGCGAATCGCGTCCATCTGAGGAGCGGCACGAGTGGCCATACGCGCCAGATCGAGAGACCCTAGCGCGATCTCTTGAACTGATCCGGGCTTGGAAATCATTTGTTTGCCGAGGCGAGCCGCCATTTGGACGCCGCCAGCGGCCATCGCGTTCGGCTTTGAAGGCAAATCACTAATTAAATTCTGCATGTTTCGGCTGTCCGCCATCTGGCTCCCGAAAGAAGCCGCTGGCTTTTTCCCCTGCGCGGCCAAGATTCTCGCCGCTTCTCCTGGCTTTAGGCCGTGAACAACTTGCGGGGAAGGCGCCTGCGGCGGCTGTCCGCCCGGAGGCATCATGGGCGGGGGTGCTCCGGGAGGCGTGGGACTGGCCGGGGCCGATGGAGCGCTCGACGCGCTTTGCCCGCCAGGAGGCACAACCGTTGGCCCGCCAGCGCCAAAGGCCATGTCCACCGTTTGGGGTTGTTGCTTCATCCCCGACAAAAGCTCCCAAGCACCGGGCTTTTGCGCCACGATCGGGAGCATTGATTTTGTCTGCTGTGGGATATCCGGATCATTCATCAAATTATTGATGGTTTGATCCCACTGTTTCTGTTGTTGCTTTTGACGCCTCGCTTGCAGAAGACCGCCAATAGCGCCTCCGAGGTTCTGGCCTAACCCTGAAAGATTCTCAAGAAGCTGTTGCTGGTTCTTTATTTTCTGCTGGCCTGCTTGAAGAATATAGGGGAGTGGATTTTCAAGAACCATGAGCGCTCCTGTAGGCACCATACTTTTTGCGGTTCTGGACGACGCGGTAGAGTGACCAGAAAATATCCTCATACCTATCAACCGCTTTGGCCGGGTCCTTCTCAGCCATCACCTCATCATAAAACTGAGGCTTCCAGATATTCCAAGCGGTTCCGACTTTTTCCGCCTGAAGCACAAGCAATTTTCCAAAAAGAATGTATTGGATGAATTTAAGTGGTCGCTTCCAGAATGCGCGGTACAAATGTCTGTGGAGCGCCTTCACTTCATCTTGGGTCATAGCGCCAGCTCGAACCATAGCAGAACAAATCCAAGTACCCCCAGCCGCTTGCGCTCCATTTTTCCCAGCGCCCGCCAAATTCGAAAGAATCCCGGAAGCCGAATTCGCATATCCCAAATCCGTGGCAAAAGCTGACGGTTGAGACTGTGATTGAAGCTGTTGGGCTAAAGCCGACTGCAAATTGAAATCATTGAGTTGCTGGTTGTAACCCATCGTGCCCGCATTGGCCTGTTGCCCCGTGCTTGAGAGTTGGGAGTAGGACGGCGATTGGTTCCCGGCAATCGCGGGGAATCCAAGACTTTCGAGTCCTTGTTGTATCGCGCCGGAAGCAGCCGACCCAATTGTATTGCCAAGTCCCTGCTGGAAGGCGCCGCTTGAAGGGGAAATTCCGGAATTATTCATCTGGCCGGAAAATGCCTGGAAAGCGCCGCTTGTCGGGTTGGCCAACTGCTGCGCGGTTTGCTGCCCCACTTGTGTTCCGATATTGGCAATTTGGCTTTCAAGGTTCGGAAGTTGCGCCGCCTGATTTTGTTGAATCTGCGACTGGAACGCTTGCGGGACATAGGCAGAGGCAATCGCGTTGGGATCAGTCCCACTAAACCCCGCCTGCGACGAACCGACCGGAGTGACGGCCTGACTAAAATACTGGTTGATTTCGTCCGCCGTCGGAGCGCGGCCTACGGCATTGGTAAATTGTTGAACAAAATCGTTCCCGTATTGGTCGAGCTTGCCTTGCGTGTTTTGTTGGTTCCAGACAAAACCGCCAGGGCCGGTATTCCCCTGGATCTGCCCAAACAATTGATCGTAAGCGGATGACCCGCCAAACTGACTACCGCTCCATGGATCTGCCATACATCCTCCCTAGAAAGTCCAGCCGTTAAATTGATCCTACGATGCCATCAGCCGATTTCCTCCATTAGGAGAACGGCGGTGTTGGTATCAAAATTAAATCGTGCGGTATCGCCGTTGGTGCCAGATCTGAAATAGACCGCGTATGTAATAGAGGAAGTTGTCGCCGGAGAATCGAGGTAAACAAGGGAGAGCGGAACCCTGAACCCACCGGCATTAACCGTGAGGACTGACATTCCGGCTGTGCTGTTACCTAAATTAGTCGCCCCACGATAAATCGTGTAATAACAAGGATTTCCACTGGTATCAGATCCACCTACCCCGCTCACAGATACTTTTATTTTGCTTGATGTAGATGCGGGCGTTATAGAGCCCGTAAGCGAAGTGGTACTAAAAGACGTACCAGTCGTAGAATCGGCTGTCGTTTCAGTGACTTGCACTTGCTGCAAAATACGTTGCCCAGACACTTGCCCAAACGCTACAGCCTGATTGGATGCGGCAGCATTGGGCACAACCACGGTGCCCGTCGCCGTAAAATTCGTCCAAGACGTCGACGCCGAATTTAAATTATTGAACAAATTCACAACATTGTTGAATTCGCCGTCCAGGTCGGCGGATTTGAGCACTTGCCCCGCCGCCCAAGTCGTAATGCGTTGAATAATATTGGCCATAATCTCTCCCTACTCCAAAATCAGCGTGTCGATTTCTCCCGAATCCATCTCGTTGTTCTCGCCGTCCGCATCATCCCTCACGTCGCCACCTCTTCGCTCACATAAATCGGATGCACGGTAAACGGTTGAGAAGCGTTTTGATTGCGAATCTGAACGGTGATCGAATAAACCCGACCGGGATTTTGTAGCGGAATCACTTGGCGCTGTAAGGCGTCTCCCGCCAAGGTGCTCGTATCCATGATGAACGTCGAATCGAGCTGTCCGCCCGCCTGCTGCATTTGCACTTGAAAAGTATTTCCCGTAGTACGGTATCCGTTAATGCCGTAGTTGATATTGGTCAAAGTGGCAACCGATTGCCCCTCGTAAGGCACAATGATGGACTTGGGCTCGAAATCCGTTTGGTCGGGCCCGAGCACGACACACACCGACCCGTACCCGTCGATATTCCCGCCGGAAGCTTCGATATTGGTCGTGCCTTTATCTTGTTCGACCATGTACCCCGCATAATTTCCCGTGCACATCACGACACTATGTGACGGGGTGCTTCTCGTGTCGACTACGGCTTCCATGACGCTCGCGTTAATATTCGTAAAAGGCGGCTGCCAGCATTCATTTAAGTAGTCGTACACGTAAATGACGTTATTCGTTGTCGAAGCATTAATCGCTACAGAAATCCAGATTTGATGCTTAATCGGATAGACTTGCACGCAAGCATTGGGAAGCTGAGCAATCGACACCGCGTCAAAGAGCGGCTGAATGTTGGTATAGGGATACGCTTGGTCGCTGATATCCGTCGGAGTGGCGCCGTTAAAGAGATAGACGTGACCGTTTGAACCCAAATACACAATGCTCCCGTCCGGCATGTGGTCCCAGCAAAGCGGGCCCGCCGCGCCGACATAGCAGGGAATTTGCGTTAAGGGCGCAAGGGTCACGGCGCCCGCAATGGTGTTTGACTGGGTGTAGAGAATCCCCAGGCTCCGGCGCTTAAAGATAATGAGATTCTGATTGAAGTCGGCAAGGGCGGTAACGGTATCGCCATCACCAGGCCTGAAATCAATATAATTCGAAGATGTCCAGGTTCCGGGGTCTGCCGCATTGGACCAATAGACACGCGAGGGGTAGGTGGCATTCCCCGCGATAAACATGAAGTAATTGGCGGTCACCGCGATATTACCCGTCGGAGGACTTCCCGCCAGCGACCCCACGTTTCCGCTCCCCGTCCACTGCAAAGGAGTGTCCGTGCCGCCGAAAATCCCCACAATGTTGTTGAGCGAAGCGAACGTGTGAAGATTCCCCGCCGTAATCGTCGCACTTCCCGTGATGGCTGACGGCGTATCCCCAAGGCTTGTCGTTTTATAAATGGCGTTCCCGCACACGATCAATTGGTAGCGCGTGCCGCTTGTGGAAAGCCAGTCATAAAGCCCGGTCACTTGCGCTCCCGAGTTTAGTGCGCTCGAATTGATATAGGCTGAGCCGCCGCGTTTTTGAAGAGTCCCATAAATCACTTGCGCGTCTTGCCCGTCGCAAAGCTGGTCTTTCCCTAACTCGTAAGTCAGGGCCGCGTTGTTGTAGCCACCTACCCAGCCAAAAGGTCCGATTGTCGCCATTACCCCACCAAGGTCGGCCACTGCCCAGGAAATTGAATCCATTTGCTTCTTTGGATCGAATCGATTGAGCGCAAACAGGGCTCCGAATCTTCAGACATGCGGTACTCGGATCGCATCTGCGTCAAGCGTTGCTCAAACTTCTGACTCCAAGACTGAGCAAGTTCCAAGAACTCTTTCCCTTTAAAGGCGTACCCGATGGCAATCGCACCCCAGGCAATCAAGTGAGCGTATTTATTTGGGATGGAAGGGGAGTCCGTGGCGTTTGCCATATCGACCGGACGCTTCATGGTTTTGACTTGAATGATTCTTGCGTCGGAAGGAAATGGATAGGGGATAAATTGAATGTTGCCGCTCGAATCGTAACCCCAGGGGACATAAGCGTAACTCGTATTTGTCGCCTGCGCCAATGGGTTAAGCTCCGTCATTGTTTTTAGATCGACTTGCACCATCTTCACCGGGGTATTCCAATTCACGAGATTCATGATGCGGTCGGCTGAAGAGGACAAGCTGTAATAAAACTTGCGAAGGATGTAGGCGACGTTTGTCGCATTGGTTGTCGGCTGGTACGGTTTATCCGTCGTGAAAGATGTCGCGCTCACGTAGGTGAAGTTGTACCAGTCATTCGTTCCGGCAAACTGAATGTAATACTGCCCGTTGCCTTGGGTGGAGGTGAAGGTAGTCCCCGAACCCGTGCCGGAGGTTGATCCCGAACTAATACTGACCGTGCCGGTCGTGTAATCAGCCACAGTCGCCACTTGCTCGCTGCCTTCCATAAAAGGCCACGGCCAGCGGGCGCACAAATCCTGCTGAACATAATTAAGCCAGCGTAGAACATCCGTCGAATAAGCGTTTCCAGAAGGATCGAGAGACGTTCCCGAAACCCCCAAGTGCATATAGACTTCGTTCTGAAGATCTTGCAGCTGTAGGTTGGCCAAAGTGCCCTCCTACCCCTTACGAACTCGTGCTCTGAAGAATGTAGAAGACTGTTATTTCCGTCGTATTCGCATCAAAAGACACATAGCACCCCGAAGGCAGCATCACAGGCATCGGGATACTGACCACGTTGGCCACGCTCGCAATGACGGGCCCCGCACGAAAAGCAATCGGAGCGGTTCCCGATGAACCATTGAGGAAATAGGGCACCGCCGCAGTAGCCCCCGATAGAATCCCGAACCCGGCGATCAGTATCGGTTTGCCCGAATCCGAAACAACACCCGAACTCGTCAGCCTTTGAAATCCGCAAACATTCTGGAAATAACCCATCTAAGCCACCGCCTTCTCCTTAGCCGGATGCTTCTGCATCTTGTGCATCCGTAAGGCTTTTATTTTTGGAGTCGCATAAGCGCATTCGTTGCAAACAAATCCTTTATTCTCGCTCACGACCGTTTCGATCTTCGTGACGGGTTCCGGTTGAGAGGAAACAGTCACGGTCGGCGCAATAATGGGCGCCGCAACGACCACTTGAACCGGCGCTAAATATTTCGTCAAATCAATGACCGGGACTTCCGCCGAGATCATCTGAATCCCGCCGCCGCGTTCGGATTTCCTCGCAATGACAGGAGAGAAAGTCGCCTTCTGATCCGGCGCCACCATCACGGGAACCGGCATCTTCTCATTACGCGGGATCGTGCCTTCGATGTAATCCTCGATTTTGTTCCACATTTCCTGTCCCGGACCATATCCATAGTCAAGCCGTAGCCCATACACCGTGCGGGTGTCCCAAAATCCTTTGTAGGTTTGGTCATAATGGCGAATGTCCGGAAACCATTTGCAATAGGTGATCGGCTCGGTCAGTGCGCGGACTTCCTTTGGGATATTAGCGTCCACATCCGGCTCCCACGGCGGCAAAAGTTGATCGCCTTGCGGGACTTTCTTAAAAGTCCACTCATACGGAAGACCTTTGACGACAATGAGTTTGTCGATGAGATGCGGATTTAAGACATGGTGACTACAGATACGGATTAGCATTTAATTAACTCCCCCTTGGATTCTTCGGCGATGTAATTCAGGCACGTCTTTAAGATCGTTTTCGCCCGGTGCGCGTAGGTATGGTTTTCCATAACTTTTTTATAACCAGATTCAGCAATTGCTCCTCTTCTTGCGTGATCCACGAGAAGAGTCCGGGCGCTTTCCACTGCTTCCTCAATTGTTCGATAGGTGACAAGGTCTTTTCCGTTTTCAAAGAGATCCCCCAGGGTGGGAATTTCGTTCGTGAGTAAGCACTTCTTCGCGGCCAAAGCTTCGAAAGTCCGCATGTTGATGTCGTCTTTTATGGAGTCGGAGATAATGAGCTTCGCTTGATTGAATTTCTTGTTGGCGTCGTCCAAAACATTGCGTCCCAATGAATCGCCTTCGCGCCATCCTAAATACCCTTTGTCGCCCAAAGGCCACTCCTTGATAAATCGGTCGAGGAGTTCGATGCGGTGAGGGGAATTAAGATGCCCGATAAATGCCCATTCCCAGCGCTCGACAATAGGAAGGGGCCGGTAAACATCTTGCTCAACCGCGTGAGGAAGCCAGAAAACTTTCTTGGGATCAATTCCGTCCCGAATGAATTCTTCGCACGCCCGCTTTTGGGCGCAAAACACAAAATCAAATTCCCTGGCGCGGTTCAGGCGGTACTCATAACCCAAGTGCGTGTCAGAAACCCAATAAGCGTTGGGATGGGGATAAACGAAATCAAGCGGAACCCCCAGCGCGTCTTCGCCGTGATCGACCAAGATGTGAAGATCGTATTGGCCAAAGCGCGACACGTCGCCATAGGGATGAAGCCTTCGAACATTCATGTCCTGATTGCTCATGTTGTCGCGGACTTCGTCTTGGGTCTTACAGCCATTCAAGAGTTTCCGAAGGTTGTAGTTCAAATAAAGCGGAGCGCCGTCGTTCCGGTTTCCGGTAGCTTCAATCACCCAGTAATACAGTGCGACGCGTGGCTTAGTGGAGTCCATTTTTTTTAAACACTCCTACGAATGAGAGGTTGTTGCCGGTGTCTTCGAGGGTTTCCGTGACCCAGCCTTGGGCTTCCATGAAATTCTTGAGGCTTCCCGGATTAAAGGCATGGACATGCTCGTGATTTAAGGGAATGGTGCTTTGAATGTCTTGATTGGGAACCGCAATAATCAGGCGTCCGCCATGCTTGAGCGGCTTGCCCCACTCGCGCACGGCCTGCAACGGATCAATCATGTGCTCTAAAATGTGCCGCGCAATCACGCAATCGAAATCGCCCGCCAAAACCGGGATTTCCTTGGAAACGTCAGCCACGATGTCCGCCTGCGAAACTTCGTGGAATAGTCCCGGAATTTCGACGCCGTTCGGAGCTACATCAACCCCGATCGCCCGCGCCAAGGTTTTCTTCGGGCCGCAACCCAACTCCAAAACCTTCTCACCTTCCACATGCTTGAGAACGACTTCGGCCTCCAAGTCCCGCATGTTCCGCATTTGCTCCAGAGTATCCGAGCGGTACTGGTTGTGAGTCGTCTGAACCCATTCGTTTAACCCATGTTTATTGATAAGCGAAAAATTGGTCTTCTCGCGCATGTCGGCGGAGTTCCAATACCCGCCAAAGACCCGACTGCCTGTTTTAAATCCGTGGTGGAAGATGAAAACATCGCGGTCAACAACGAGATATTTCCCGGACTTACGAAGACGGATCGAGAGATCGATGTCGTCTCCGTGATTCGGTAAAGCGTCGTCGACTCCGCCTGCGGCGTCAAGGGCGGAGCGCCGGAGCATCATGAAAAATCCAATTAAGAACGAGGAGCGGAACTGCGAGTAGGGCACGGAAGCAAATATGCTTTGGGCGCCCATCACGCAATTGGAGGAGGGTCCAACCGCCGCACAATCGGGGTAACGGAAGTGCTGAAGCATCCGGTTCGCCCAGAGAGCGCTTGAGGTCGGAACCAAAATGTCGTCATTACAGAAAACGACGAAAGGCGCTTTCGAAACTTCGAGTCCCGCTTTAAGTCCGCCTTCCCATCCTTTGTTTTCTTTCATCTGCAAAATCGTCACGTCCGGATGCTTGATGTCTTTGACATATTCGGGATGACCGTTATTGACGATGATGATCTTGAAAAGATCCACCGTCGCCCGGTTTCCGACGAGCGAATTCACGCACGGATAGAGATAGTTTGGATTCTCGAACGTCGGGATGATGACGTCAATAATGCTCATGGGCGAGCCACCTCAAGGGTGGGGAACGTGTATTTCCCGAATTTGCGCTCGCGTTCTTCGTGCGTCAACTTATTCCAGTTGTCGGCATACTCCTCCGTAATGATGATGCTGTCCCCCAAATGCCCCGTTTTGATTCGACTGTCCATCCACACTTCAAATCCGCATTTACGCGCCTCATTGCAGAAAAGAATATCTTCGCCCGTCGGAGACGTGCTCATAAACCAAGGCTTCGGCATCGTTTCGATCACTTTGCGTTTGATGAGAACCGCGCCAAACCCAACCGCATCGCACTGGAAAAGCGTGTCTCGCGGGTAGGCCATGATGTTGTCTTTAAAACAGTAGGGACGCTTCGAGGCCGGGTCAAAGCCTTCGCGGGTAATCATCGCCACCGGCAAATGATTGGGATTTCGCGTGAAGGCAAGCGCGGCGCAAATGTCTTTGTCGTTCGCGGCCAACCGATAGAACGTATCAAAGGGGACGACCATATCATCGTCCACCATGAATAAGTAGTCGCACTTGTAATTGAGCGTCGCTTGCGCGAGTTGTTCTCTTGCAAAAGGCACAAAAACCTCGCCCACAAAAAACCACTGAAAGCGAAATCTGGGACTTACTTTATTGAGCTTGTCCTCAGACTCCCTTTGACCCATGCAGAAAGACATGAGCATCCGGTCGTGGTAAGCCTTCGGCGGCGTATGCCCTTTGAGACAAATGCCGACGGCTACATCAATTATGCGATCATCATTTTTAGATAATTCGTCCATGTTTCGTTTGCGAGACGCAACTTGTGAGAAGGCCCCGCGCACACCCCTTTTTCCAATTGTTTGAGAGTACGAATCCTCCGACAAACCTCACACCGAAACAGGCGCGAGCCCGACGGGTAAGATTTGCCGGAGGTTTTTTCTAATAACCAATCCAGCAATGAATCAAAGAACCCCACGAATCCAACCGCTGATATATCCACCCGCCGAAACCGCCGCCGCCGTATTCGACGCCAGGATGTATTTAAAGCCGGAGTTCGCATAGGTCGGAGCAAGCGATGTCGCCGTCCCTTTTGCCGCGCCAGGAACAAGCGGGTCCCCGACGTTAATCGTGATCGAAGTCCCTTGGTTTGAAAAGGCCACCGAACCGCAAGGTCCGTAGGTCTGAACAAGACCGTAAGTATTCGACGCGATGTCCCGGAACGCCACGCCGACAAATGCAGGCAAATTGCCCGCCGTGCCGGAAGCGGGCATCACCGCTTGAGTCCCGTCGAACGACGCGCTGTTACCTACACAAATGGCCACGAGGTATCCCGTAGTCATAGAGCTTGCTTCGACGTTTTTAACCGTCATGTAAGCCCGCTCGTCTCCGAATGCTGCATGTTTCCACAACATAATTTACTCTCCCTACCCCTTAATCAATGGGTGCGGAAGCAAACGCTTCTTGGCTCACCCCTAAGAGCCTTCCGTCTTTTTAAGAGACGGCGTCACCCGAAACTAGAATCCCAGACTGAAGATAATGAACGAACCGGT